CAAAAAAGATAACACAAATGAGTTTTTGAATTATATCGCATCCACGATGACCAAGTTTTCGGGTATTCATAAATTACCGTTTGCTTGGGTATTGAAATACGGAAGTATTTGGAATAGATATAAAACTTATATTGAAACGGGAGTTGATTTCTTGGATGAATGTTGGAAAGATATAGATTATGCTGGATTATATGACCCTATTGGTAGTGCAACCACCAAAACATATAGTTCATCTACAGTGACTTACACGATGGTAAACCAACAACCCACCATCAACAACTTCCAAGTTGGTTTTTATCCAAAATTGGTAAACGACCTGACTTATCTTTATGTTGGAAAAAATGTTTTTAGTGGTTATACTGACTCTGAATTTCAAAATGCATTAAATCAGGGGTTAAACATCAAAGAAAACACCACATCAAGATTTTTCCAAGTAGGGGAGGGTGTTCAAAATCAATTTATTTCGTCAGGATATTATTCGTATTTTGATCTTGGATCATTAGTGGATCTATCAGGAACAGGTGTTAATGATTGGATATTATTTCCAAGTATTGGAGGACTGAGATTTAATCAAACCTCACTTGAATATTTCAAAGATGGGGTGTTCAATACAAACTTAATCAACAACAAATCCTATTATAACGGAACGGCGAGAATGAGTTGGAATTCACCAAACTTTGGGTATTTCAATACATCCACAATTAGAAAACCAACACCGAGTGAGTATATGAAGGTTATCTTCTCAGGTGAGAATAAAGTTCAAGAGTCATTCACTTTGGCGGCGAGATATTCATCCATTGAGGAAATATTTGGTGTTTTTGATAAGGCAACTTTGGATTTATTTGAACAGATGTTTTTGAAATTCTGTGAACATCCGAAAGATTATGACAACGCACAACTTGGGTCGGGTAACTTCAAGAACATTCTAACTGACAACTTACTTTCAGAAACGGAAAACTTCAAATTCAAAAACTTTGTTGGTGTACTGAAAGAATTTTTCAGAGTAAATCCATCTGATGTTTCTTCGGATCCGACTAAATTATCTTATGAATTATCCTCTTTCCAGGAAAAAAGGATTTTGAATCATATAACTGCATTCATGAACTTGGATGTTGTATTGAAAATCGGAAATTGTGGAAATTATGATAGAAAATTATTTGATAGTTTATCAGGAAATCAAACACTTGTACCTACCGATCCCGATACTTTTGCAAAATATGAATTAAATACATTACCGACTGGTGGTGGAACAATCACTCTTTTACAATCAAAGGCATTAAATCCTGATGCTTGGATCACATTAGAAGAACATGTAGGATTTTCAACAATATCGGGTCTTACTTATACAGATAATGGATCTTATATTACTGATTTCTTCCCCACGATGGATATTGCGTTCACATCAGGTAATGTTCAACTTTTAAGTAAAGTCATCAAGATTTTTGCAAATGAAAAACTCAAAAACCCTTCGTTAACAAAAACACAATTCCAAACAATACTTACGGACTATATTAATTCACTAAATGAAAATCATACGAATGTTTTAAACTACACACTTCAACAAGTAAAAAACCAAATTCCAACGGTAATACAAAAACCAGTGGAGTTCACCTCAAGAATTGATGGTGATGTTGTTAAAAATGACCTTTGGAGATTATTCAAAACATTAGACGAAAAATGGATTGCGGGTGGAAATTTCAAAGAAAAAACAATATTTGAAGAATTCTTATTTTTTGATAGAAGAAATCGGGATATTGGGCAGAAATTCATAGTTGATGTATATTCAATAAGAAAATATCTTTCAGATAAAAGAGAAAAAACCTCTTTAATTAATTTTATAAGTGGTATTTTCCAAGAAAATAGATTTAATTTCTTTGCTTTACCGTCATATGTTAATTTCTATGGAATTCAAGAACCAGGACTCAACACAGGACCAACAATTGGTAGTGATGATATTGGATCTCTAGCCTTTGGAACCTTCTTGGAAGTTGACTACCAAGATTCAAAACCAAAATATCTTTGTCAGTTTGTTGGAAAACTTAGTGAACACTTACAGGTTGGTGAAAATTATTATTTTGGTTCAGACGGATTGAATTTGGAGAATCCAACCGAGAATACTTTGATAGATACAAATCAGGATCAAAATGCCGATTTAGGATTGAGTAATAAGGTTGTTGCTTTTGCAGTTGACTTCGGAATACAAAATCAAAATATATTCACGTCAATGGCTTTAGATCAGGCACAACATAAAGTAACCGCCGAATCTTTGGATATTATGATGGCGTTAGCGAATCAATACAACTCAAACTCAGCAATGCCACAACCTCAAGGTTTATATGATCTTTATAAGAGTAGAAGTTACTCCTGTGAGGTTGGATGTATGGGATCTATGTTGATTCAACCAACGATGTATTTCCAATTGAGGAATGTTCCAATGTTTTCAGGGGCTTACCTTATTTTGGGAGTAGAACACGACATAAGAACAGGTGGTGAATTTACAACCAAATTCAAAGGGACGAAGATTTCAAAATATGAAGACGAAACACCGGAACAGTTAGTTACTGCGGTGAATAGGAATTATTTAAACAAAATTAAAGATAGAATCAAAAAATACAAAACCGAAGAAAATTTCATCTTGGCGACTCAAGTGGATGACCAAGCGGCTACTTCATCACCAACTGGTCCGGCGTCAGATAGTCAAACTTGTGAAGGAAAAATAGATGCCGTATTCAATCAAGTTCCGAGAAAAGACGCATCGGCAACACCTGTTACTAATAACATATCAGATGAAAGTTTATTCAATATTGTATCTCAGGTTACTTCTAACAAAAGAGTTGGTATAAACGCTTTTGTATTCCCACATCTTCTATACAATTATGAAAATTCACCTGTTTATGTTCAAAATAATTTATATAATTTTATTTTAGAAAGTGCAAACAATAGAAAACTATTGGGTACGGACGGAGTTTATTCAACTACTAACAGTTACATTGATGGGTGTTTGTGTTATCAATTGGCGGATAAAAATGTTGTTCCGTTGGCAACATTCTCATCACCCCAAAAATGTGTTCAGGCTTTTGTAAGTATAAATGAAAAATGGGTTGATGCTCTTATGAAAAATCCAACCGTTTCAGGTACGACATATAATATAGAGCCAAGAACTAACATGACAGATAGTGATAAAGAACAATTGTTCAATACTATTAAAAATTGTTGGACAAAATATAAACAAACTATAGGTGGTTCAGTTCTCGCCGCAGATGATGCAAAAATTCGTAGTAATATGAATCTTTACCTTTCTTTACTATAGTGATATTTATAAATAAAAAATGACCACAAAAGAAACATTAGATAGATTCTTGGGGAAAAATACAAGAATTACAGAAAGGTCTATCGGACCCAACCAAAAAGAAGTTTGTGATTTAGACACGAATGAGTGCTACATAATTTCAACAAGTGATGGACTTATTGAAAGAGTGGACAATAACCGAATTACCAACCGTAATGTTCAAGTAAGAACAAGCGGAGGAATAAAGCAACTTTTAAACGATTAAAAAAATGTCAGCAGAAAAAAGAATTTTAGAAGAAATCAAAAGATATCGTCAAATCAACAAATATATTGTAGAGCAAGAATTAGGTGCTGAGGTACCTGATACGGGGGCTGAGGCATTACCTGCGGAGGATGCGGGTGCAGAACCAACACCAATTGATACGGCAACAGACCCGGATGTTGAGAAAGTGGGTGACACTGAAACTACCGATGTCACCAACACAACAGAAACAACAGATGGTGGTACTGAAGAATTAGACATTACCGATTTGGTTACAAAACAAGATGATATTTTATCAAAACAAAGTGAAATGAACGATCAGATCGTTTCACAACTTAATAATTTACAAGATAAATTATCGGAAATGGATAAGATTTTACAAAAAGTAGATAGTTTAGAGGTAAAGTTTGAGAAATACAGACAAAAAACACCAGAAGAAAAATTACAATTAAGATCATTGGATTCTTATCCATATAGTCAAAAACTTACCGACTTTTTTGATGTAAAACAGGATGAGATGGAGGCTTCAGGTAAGAACGAGTATGTTTTGACAGATGATGAAGTAACCAACTATGATGCAAGTACAATCAAAGGATCTTTTAATACTTATGACGAGAGTTTACCTTTGAACAGATATTGATTTAAGACAATTTTATAACTATTATTAAGGGGTCATCGGTAAAATCCAAGACCCCTTTTTTTATTTGACAATACGAAACTTTGAATCTAATTTTTATCAAACCTTTTAACTAACACATTATGGCAACATCTTTAGACGCAGTACTGGCTCAGTACGAAAAAAACACCAAACCAACCGGTAATGGTAACTCAATGGATCGTGAAGATCGATTGAAGAAGTATTTCACAACTATCCTTTTGCAAGGAGAAACCTCAGGACGGAAGCGAATTCGTATTCTACCAACTCCCGACAATTCTTCACCATTTAAAGAAGTTTGGTTCCACGAAGTACAGGTTAACAAACAATGGCTTAAGCTCTATGATCCTGGAAAGAATGACAATGAACCTTCACCTTTGAATGATCTTTACGATGAACTTATGTCTACGGGTAAAGCACAGGACAAAGAACTCGCAAGTCAATATCGGTCACGTAAATTCTATATTGTAAAGGTAATTGACCGTGATGCTGAAGAGGATGGTGTGAAGTTTTGGCGATTCAAACACAACTATAAGAACGAAGGTGTATTGGATAAGATCATTCCGATTTGGCGAGAAAAAGGTGATGTAACCGACCCAACCAAAGGACGAGACCTCATCATCACCCTCACAAAGTCCAAATCCCCAAATGGAAAAGAATATACCACAATTCAATCCATTATGCACGACGACCCATCTCCTTTGGCTACAGACAAGAAACAACAGGAAGAGTGGCTTGCTGACGAATTGACTTGGGAGGATGTATACTCGAAGAAGCCTTATGAGTATCTTGAAGCAATCTCTCGTGGAGAGACCCCACGTTGGGACAATGCAACTGGTAAATATGTATATGGTGAAGAAGGAACTTCTGAGTTTGGTGGTGGAGGAACCACAGATGAAGAAAGTGACCTTGACCCACAACACAACGAACTTCCCTCGGCGGAACTTCCATTCTAAAAATCACGGGGAGGTTTTCCTCCCCTTTTTTAACTTATAAAAATTATGGCAATCAAGAAAAAAGATTTTACTTCGGTAAAGAAGAAGTTTTCGACTTCGGCAAAATACAAACCACAAAAATACTTTGATTTGGGTCAAGAATTTTTGGACGCTACAGGTATGCCAGGACCGGCTCTTGGTCACCTTAATATGTTCTTGGGTCACTCCGATACAGGTAAGACAACTGCACTTGTAAAATCCGCTGTTAATGCACAACAAAAAAATATCCTACCTGTTTTTATTATTACAGAACAGAAATGGAGTTTTGATCACGCTAAAATTATGGGGTTTCAGTGTGAAGAAGTTGTTGATGAAGAAACCGGTGAATTGGATTGGGATGGATTCTTCCTTTTCAAAAACGACTTTGATTACATTGAACAAATCACTGATTATATCAATGAGGTATTGGACGCACAAGATAAAGGTGATATTGACTACGATCTTTTGTTCCTTTGGGACTCGGTTGGTTCTGTTCCGTGTAAAATGACGTTCGACGGTAAAGGGGGAAAACAACATAACGCATCGGTTCTTGCGGACAAGATTGGGATGGGTATCAACCAACGAATTTCAGGAAGCCGTAGATCAGACAGTAAATACACCAACACTTTGGTAATCGTCAATCAGCCTTGGGTTGAACTTCCTGATAATCCTTTCGGTCAACCGAAGATTAAGGCGAAAGGGGGTGAGGCGATTTGGTTGAATTCATCCATCGTTTTCTTATTTGGAAATCAGAAAAATGCGGGAACAACCAAGATCAGTGCAACTAAAGACGGACGTAAGGTAAAATTTGCAACACGAACCAAAATCTCTGTAATGAAAAACCACATCAATGGGTTGGGGTATGAAGATGGTAAAATTTTGGTTACACCTCACGGGTTCTTGCATGGTAAAGATGCGTCAGAGGAAAAGACCTCTATTGAAACCTACAAAAAAGAACATGCTGACTATTGGAAAGAAATTTTGGGGTCAGGTGGAGAATACAAATTGGAAGAAGATGTTGAATCTTTAAGTGATTTGTTGTGAGAACTTTATTGGTTGATGGAAATAACCTCCTGAAAATCGGATTTCACGGAGCTAAGAACTTATACTCTCAAGATAAGAAAGTAGGAGGTATTTTCCATTTTCTGAATACACTTAGAAAACAACTTACGGAGTATAACTACGACAAAATTCTTGTATTTTGGGATGGTGAGTATAACTCTTTGGAAAGAAGAAAGATTCTTGCTGAATACAAAGCAAATAGAATCAAATCCGATGATTTTGACACAGAATCCTTTTACGAACAAAAGAACCGTATCCAGCTTTATTTGGAAGAATTCTTTGTAAGACAAGTAGAACAATCTGAGTGTGAATCTGACGACCTAATTGCTTTTTATACTCAAAATTCTGACAACGAACAAGTAACTATTTATTCGGGGGATAAAGATCTAACACAACTCATGAAAGAAAATGTGTGGATCTATAATCCGTTCAAGGGACTAATAAAGTATGGTGAAAAGATTCAGATAGTAAAAGATCTGTACGTTCCATCAGAAAATATGGCGGTCTTTAAGATTTTTTGTGGTGATAAGTCGGATAATATTAACGGAGTCTATTTTCTTGGTGAAAGAACTTTGGTTAAATTATTCCCTGATCTATTGACAAAAAAGATGGAAGTGGAAGAAGTATTGGATTTGGCTGAAAAACTTTTCGAAGAAAACAAAAGCAACAAAACTTTACAAAATCTTTTGACTGGTAAAACAAAAGATGGTATATTTGAAAAAGAACTTTATGAAGTCAACAGGAAGTTAATTGATCTACGAAACCCACTTTTAACACAAGAAGCAAAAGATGAAATATTAAGTCTAATCAATGAGAGTTTAGACCCCGATGGTAGATCATACAAACAGGCGATGAAACTTATGAGAGAGGATGGTCTGTACAATTTTTTACCAAGAGGGGACAATGCGTGGGTTGATTTTATCACCCCTTTTATGAAGTTAACAAGAAAAGAAAAACAAACCTTTAAAAAACAAAAAAAATGAAAGAACAGGAATTGAAAAAAATGGAATTGTTGATCACCCTCAACGACAACTTTGTGGTACAACGATTCTTTAATGTGCGGGACTATCAAGAAAACGCAGGACGATCTTTGAATCTCTATCACGAGTTGAATAATATCAAGAACATTATTCAGAATGATCTCAAGCGTAAGACCCTTGTGTATATGACCGACAATTATTTTCAGATCACTACCGATGAGTCCATCATGGAAACATCAAACACCGATGGACCAGAAAATTTTAACATTTATATTAAGGACGGAAATCGGACAATTTGTCACCTTCAGTTTGATGCGAAAGTTTACCCCCCAAAAGTTCGTTATACCGTTGATATACGACCACTTTTGAAAGGTGTCTTGCGTAACCTAACTGACATTTTTTCAGACGAAAATTTAACTTACTCTTACCTAGATTTAGAACTCGCTTAACTATATTTATAGAAAAATCAGGTAGTTTCATTCATGGCAAATCAGAAAAATTTCGGTTATTTAGGTAATAACTTCCAGCTTCAACTTCTCAATCAAATCATCTTTGATAAGAAGTTTTCGGGGTCTATTATGGAAGTTATTGAACCCACGTACTTTGACAACAAGTATTACTCAATCATTGTCCAAATGGTAAAAGAGTACCATGCAAAGTACGAATCTATTCCGAACATTGCCACACTTGAACAACTAACTATCTCTGAAATTTCTCAAGAACAAGCCCGCAAGGTAATCATTGACACACTTGAAAATGTCAAGAACGCACCACAGGAGGGGCACGAGTTTGTACAAGACAAAGCTTTGAAGTTTTGTAAACAACAAGTTATGAAGAAGGTGCTTGAAAGAGCACAGAAAATCATTGACAAAGGTGATTTTGAGAATTATGACGCGTTGGAAGAAATGGTGAGAGAGGGGTTACAGGTTGGTAATATGGAACAAGACACAGCAGATGTGTTTAGTGATTTAGATGATGTTTTGGCGGAAGATTATAGACACCCAATTCCAATGGGTATTAATGGGTTAGACAATCTTCTGAATGGTGGATTAGCGAAGGGAGAAATTGGTGTTATTCTCGCTCCGACGGGGGTGGGTAAGACCACAATACTTACCAAAATTGCAAACAACGCTTTCAACATGGGGTTCAATGTTCTTCAGATTTTCTTTGAAGACAACCAAAAGATTATCCAAAGAAAGCACTTCACCTTGTGGACGGGACTTGCAAACTCTGAACTTCCCGCACACAAAGACGATGTGATGGATAAGGTTAGAGAAATCAGAGAATCACAACCCAATAAGTTGATGCTTAGAAAACTACCATCTGATACTCTTACTATGAGTCATATTAAGAACTACATTCGTAAAATCAAATCTGAAGGTGTGACTATTGACCTTTTGGTTGTGGATTATATTGATTGTATTCTTCCTGATAAAAGTATGGCAGGAGCAGATGATTGGAAGAGTGAAGGATCGGTGATGAGAAAGTTTGAAGCGATGTGTACGGAGTTGGATATTGCGGGTTGGACGGCAACTCAAGGTAATAGATCATCAATCTCTTCTGATGTTGTAACAACAGATCAGATGGGTGGATCAATCAAGAAGGCACAAGTCGGACACGTAATTATCTCAATTGCAAAGTCACTTCAACAAAAGGAGATGAACCTCGCAACGATCGCCATCACGAAATCACGTATTGGAAGGGATGGTATTGTATTTGAGAATTGTAAATTCAACAACGAGTTTTTAGAAATTGACACTGAGCAGAGTGTAACCTTCTTGGGATTGGAAGAAAAGAAGGAAGAATCAGCAAAACAGCGTCAGAAAGAATTGATGGATAGGAGAAGACAACGAGAACAAACACTTTAACTTATAAAAAAAATGGAAAAAATCTTAACAGAAAATAAGAACAGATTTGTGCTGTTTCCAATTGAACACCACGATATTTGGGATTACTATAAAAAAGCAGAGTCCGTATTCTGGACTGCTGAAGAAATTGACCTCTCTTCCGATCTTATTGATTGGGAAAGGCTCAATGACGGAGAAAAACACTTCGTTAAAAATGTGTTGGCATTCTTTGCCGCTTCGGATGGAATTGTAAATGAGAATCTCGCAGAGAACTTTGTAAGTGAAGTTCAATATACTGAAGCGAAATTCTTCTATGGATTTCAGATTATGATGGAGAACATCCACTCTGAAACTTATTCTTTGTTGATTGATACGTACATCAAGGACAAAGAAGAACAAAACTATTTGTTCAATGCAATTGACACCATTCCTGCGGTTCAAAAGAAAGCACAATGGGCGTTGAAGTGGATCGGGTCAGAATCTTTTGTTGAACGATTGATTGCCTTTGCGGCGGTTGAAGGGATCTTCTTCTCAGGATCATTCTGTTCAATATTCTGGCTCAAGAAAAGAGGGTTGATGCCGGGTCTTTCCTTTAGTAACGAACTTATCTCACGAGATGAAGGGTTACATTGTGACTTCGCGGTTCACCTTTACAACAACCACATTGAAAACAAATTGACAAAAGACCGGATTATGGAAATTATCGGTTCGGCTCTTGAAATTGAAAAAGAGTTCATCACCGAATCACTTCCTGTTGATTTGATCGGAATGAACAAAGACTTGATGAAACAATATCTTGAATATGTTGCGGATCGTTTGCTTGTTGATCT